CTTCATTTAATTTTAAATTCAAAGAAATTGCAGTGGCTTTGCCAACTAAATTTCCAAGTGATTTATTCTTAAAGCGCTCTTCGTTGATCGTATTTTCAACCAGCATTCTCAATTGTTTTTGTGTTAGTTTCATTTGATTTTAGCTGTTTTCAAGTTCATTGATCAAAGATTGAAGACGATCGATGGCACGTTGCATTTCAACATACTTTTCTGAATTTTCATCACTCTGAGTCAAGTGTGACGCCTTGTTAACGAAATCATAGATTTTATCAGCATACGTACTTGCCTGAGTCAATAACAATTCTTCTTCATTACGCGTACCGCTCTCAGCGATAACACTTTCAATAATTAATCTCAATTGTTTTTGTGTTAGTTTCATATTTTACCCTTCAAATTATGATTTTTTTGATCTAATGACGTCATTTTTAAGATTATGAACACTCAATGTTAATTCATCAAGAACGCCTTTAAGACGATAATATTCTTTCTTTACGTAAGTATCTTCAACATTTGATATTTCAGCTGCTTTGAAAAACATGTCCGTAGCGGCGGAAATATGTTCATTAGATTTTTTTAGCAACAACGTTTCTTCGTTTTTTACACCACTTTCAGCGATAACGTTTTCAATAATTAATCTAAGTTGTTTTTGTGTAAGTTTCATAAGGCAATTTTAAAATTCCTACTAGGCTGCAACGTTGTTTGATACGACGAAGTCAAGACTGACTTGTTCGATCGTTTTTGTTGGTTGTACGTAAATTTTTCCACGTAATGTATTATTCTCAATATCAGACTGTGTAGTCGTTGAAGAATCAATTATGATCTTGAATCTTTCAAGTCCTGACAACGCTTGAATTCTTTGAAGTCTTGGCGTTACAGCTGAGGAGAACTTTGCCAACGTTGCTTCACGATTTGGTTCAAAGATAATTGTTTGTGCGATGTCTCTAACTTGACGTCTGATGTCAATCAACAATCTACGAACGTTTACACGATCAAGAGCTGAAGATTGAACCTGAAGAGTCTTTTGACCCCACACAACAACACCACCCTTTGGATTCGTACCTGCTGTTGCGTTCCCTGGGAATGCTGTGATTGGGTTAATACCAGCATCATAAAGCGCATCCATATTTGTCTTAGACAACTTAACTCTTGCTTCAAGTGCCGACTGCAATGCGCCTCGAGTAAACCCAGCAGGTGCAAACCACGGGTGACCAATTGCGTCATTCAATGCCATTGCACCAAGAACAACCACCGAAGGAGGAACAATAACGTTTGTGTGTGTATTTGGATCTGACACAGTAACGTCAGGGAAATACGTTGCAGCAAAACTTGAATCAAGTGCACGGTCACTGAGATTTGAAACAGTCAACGTAACAGATGGAAGTTGATTATCACTTACTATGTTACTTCCGTCGTTATCGACCTGTTCGACATCTAGAATGAACAACGCATCAAATCTTTCTTCAACTGCGTTAATACCAGCGTTCGTAATGATTGGGTGTCTAATTCCTGGGATTGCCAATAATTGAACATCTACGTTGACGACGTTTTTCATGATGTCAAGTGCTTTGCTATATGCCTTTACAGATGGACCGTCTTGTCTTCCTCTGTTTGCATCATTCATATCTGCAACAACGGCAGTATCATTAATTTCTGCTTCGTCGTTATCAAAAACGTTGACACCATCAAATCCACCTTGCATAAAGAATGAATATTTCAAAAAGCGTCTATTTGCTTGCACGAAATCATCGATTGAAAGTCGACGAGTTTTTGCTACATCATTCGTTCCAATGTTACCAGCTCGAACATATGTTGCAAGATCCCACTTCGTTGAATCTGCAAGTCCTGTTGAACCCGTAGTAACCATAATGTTTTCAAGTGTAAACATATTGTTACAGAACAAATCAGAGTCCAACGTTCCATTCTCCACTGTCGCAGGAGTCCCTGAGTTGTCACCGACAATCATATTTTGTGTTGTTTCAGAGAAATCTGGAAAGAATTTAGCGAAGTTATCGAGTGACTTGTCATGCATTACGCTAGCATTCGGCGTTGTTAGACTGGTAACGTGTTCAAATCGAGGACCCCAATAAAGAACTGGGTTCACAGAAAGTTTCGCACCAGATCCTTGTGTAATTGTCTTTCTCATTGGAACAGGCAATTGAATCGCGCGTTTCAAAACAGACGCAATGTCAATTTGATTACTCGCCGGTGATGTCATTGGCATAGTGCCTGACGTGACAAGGTGTGAAATACCTCGAACGCCAAAAGGAAGTGCAGTAGAATCAACAATTTGATTTTCAACGTCTAATGACATTTCAACTCGAACATAATTTGATTGATTCGTGTAATTTCCTTCAACGATTAATTTTTGGCCGGATTCGGTTTGATCAAAATTATAGAAAATATGAGCATCACCAATTATTTTCGCAATATATCGATCTGAGTTAGGGTTGAGATTCAAACCCCTCCATTGCTCGATAGGTTGCATATTGCTGTCAAGATCATTCCAGTTTCTAATGACTAGATCAAAATTCCCGTATCTATCTGATAAATCAGTTGAAACAACCATGTTCTCAATAGAGAATTTTACAGTTGTTGAATTTCCCTTACCTGCGTTCAAATCATGAAGCCTGAATAGGTTTGTTGCAATACCACCGAACTTTTGTGAAATAACCCACGGTGATTTTGCGTGAGAAAATCTATCTGTCCAAGATTCATAATTTGGAACAGTATCAGAACCAACGTTTCTTGCTAGTGAACTGGTTGTTATGAATGCAGAAACTTCTTTACCTACGGCGCGCGCTGTTGTAGCACCGGCACCACTCAATATTGACACAAGACCAGAACCCGTTACAACGGCAGATGAATTATGTACATCCCAATGAGAATGCAAATAGTGACCTGCCTGTTCAATCTTAAGAGGATCTAAATTTAGAACGTTTGCAAAATAATTTGGTGACGTCATATCAAATGACGCAGTAATAACGTTAGGATAAAGTGAATTAGTTCCTTTGTGACCATTCAATAACAAGACGAAATCCTGTTTTGATACATTCTGATCCATCAACGTAACAGAACCGAATAATGAACCTTGTGAACTTTGTTCGGTGGCAACAAGATTCGAAGCTGGATTTGTTGACGAAGTAATAGATGACGATAGACGTAATATTACGCCTGACGCTGCCATCAAAAGTCCTCTAATTACAGGAACTGCGGTGTTAACTCCCGGCGTGATGCTTCCCTGACCTTGAATTCCTGCGTCAGAAAAAATACTTGATCCGGCAGATTCAGACATAAATGCCCCTAAAAAGAACACTCTACCTGAAACGCTATTGCTACCTGACGTTGCATATTCATTTCCAAAAAGTAGGCCATCGCCATCTCTTGGTTGATTTTCTCCAACCGTGAACCCGGCAGAAGTAACAGATCCATCAGAAGTTCGCTTCTTACCATCTCCAACACCAAGTACTCGAACGTACGTTGCGGATTTCGCGTTGCGTAACCACTCAGTTACAGCTAATGGACCAAATTTCTTTCCGTCCGTTAAACCAAATTTAGCATAAAAATCATTAACAACACCAATTGTAACGGGAACGAACGCTGGGCCACGTAGCGCAGTTCCAATCACACCAGCAGGAATACCTGTTGGTTTTTGTACAACTTGACCCGAGATATCAATCTCTTTCGATGTTACGCCTGCACTACCAAACTTTAGTTGTGACATTTTCTATCTTCCTCTGCATTGTAAATATCAAACAAACTACAAAATCTTCTGATGTGATATAAATTCATTTCAAATATTAGACGAATACGACACCCGCTGATGTCACAATGAAATCTAATGCGATGTATTCAATAACTCTTGTTGGAACAACCACAATTCTTCCATTCATTTTGTTCAAATTCGCATCTTCTTGTGTGTTATTTGTCTCATTACAAATAACTCTAAATTCTTCGATTCCTGCTTGAGCCTGAATCAAACCAAGTTGTAAAACTGAGTCAGAAACAAATTTGTTACGAACGGCAGGAGTGTTATTTTCAAACGTTGATTGTTGAGCAATGTTAATAATGATTCGTTTGACTTCCAAAAGTAATCTACGAACATTTACACGATCAAGAGCCGACTTTGAAACCTGGAGTGTTTTCTGTCCATAGATTACGAATCCAAGTCTTGGAAAGGTTGCGATTGGATTAATTCTAGAATCATACAATCGATCTCTGTCAGTTACGTTTAATCTAACTTCAACGTTAGAAACGAAATCTAATGAGGCACGATTAAATCCTGCCGGAGCAAACCATGGATATGCCACTCTATCGTTGAACGCTAATGCTCCCATTACTGCAACAGAGACTGGAACCTTGAGTTTGCGCTTATTCGTTAAGTCATCAATAAACACGTTTGGAAAGTACGTTCCAACGTAATTATTATCAATTGCTCTTGAATCAACAATTGCCGCTGTTTTTTCAACGTCTGGACGTTCTGATGAGTCGTCATACAATCTAAGCGTATTATCATCATACGATGGAACATCCATAACGTAATATGCAAGGCCGTAATCGCGAACTTTTTTCATTGCGTAATCAGTAACGAACGATTCACGAATCCCAGGGATTGCAAGAATATTCGTATTAACAATCATTGAATCAGTCATGATATCAATTGCAGTTATAAATGAACGAACCGTTGAATTCGTTTGACCGGTTCCATTTTGATTTGATAGCATGCCTGGTGAAACGTAACCCACTTCAGCACCACCAGAAGCATCAAATGATGATGCTTTATCGTTTAATCTACGAGCGTTTCTATCAAGAACGTTGACGCCGTCAAATCCACCTTGCATAAAGTTTGTAAACTTCATAAAAGGTGAAAACTTATTGAAATTTGCAGCAGAATCTTGCGCTAAAACAGTTGCAAACGTAATGCGGCGACCGATGTTTGTATTGACCGTATAGTCAGAAAGATCAAGTTTTGCATTTCGAATATATGCTGCTTCACGTACGTGATCATTGACAGTTCCCGTTAGGTGTGTAATGCTTGTGTTAGAAAACGCAACCTTAGCAAGGGTGAATTTGTTATTGTTAAACGTATCTGCACCGGAACCGGTCACTAATACATCTAATTTTTTGATTCCCAAAAATTTCGTGTATGACTCTAGCAATTTATTCTTTTCAGAAGACAAATTTGAATTCAATGGAAGCGTATTTCGTTCAAATTTTACACCCCAATGAAGTTGACTATTCGCTAATTCGGTTGGTCCTGGCGCGCCAACGAATGCACCACCAACAGGAATTTCACCCTTTGTTAGTTTGAATCTAAACGGTACGGGAGGAGTAATAGATCCGGTCAATGTTGAAGTTCCAACAATTCCACCAAGTCTGTATGTTGATGAAATACTGTCGGTAAGTGAATCATTTGTTTTTAGAGTTTCAATACCCCTAAATCCAAAAGGAAGCGACTTTGCAGGAACAAGCTTTCTATCAACGGCATCTGACATTTGAATTCGAACAATTTTCGAAATATTTTGATATTTGCCTGTTGCAACTACACGACGTTCATCAGTAAGTGATGCATCAAAGTTAAAAAATACTTTACGATCACCAATCTTTTGCGCAACATAATTTTCAGAATTTGGATCAAGCGAACAATTTGAAAATGATTCCAAAACAATTGGATTTTGATCTGTGTCATCCCAACTTCTAACTTGCAAAGTAAATGAACCATATGGTTGAGAATCGTCAAGAGACGCCTTTAAATTTGTAATAGAAACTTTGTAAAGTTTATTTGCAAACTCTCCATCATCGAGCGCTTCAATATGAAACAAATCATACTCATTTGTACCAAATGGTTGTGAAATAAACGATGTTGACTTTGGTGATTGGTATCTTGTATCAAACGCACCAAATGCATCACGCATAACCAAACTAGCGTCACCTGATGTGTTACTCGTTTGAGTGCTGCCAGACAAAATTGCGGCCGATGTTACAATTGCAATTTCTTCATCGACTGCAAAGTCTGCATACAATAAATGTTGATCCTGTACAAATCTATCTGGATCAGTGTTCAAAACCTTAGCGAAGTAATCAGCTGACGTTGGATTGAATGACGCAGTAAGAATTTTAACACCAGGATTTCCATCAGTATTAAAAAATGAATTTCCAAGCGTTGATGAAATGACTAATTTAAACTTTCCACTTACGGGTGTAGCAACGTCATTCGGACCACCTGTTGAAAATGCAGAAATAGCAGATTCATTTCCGTCCATAATCATCAATCTTGCACCGGAAGCCATCATAACCATTCCACGAACTAGACTTGATGCACCTGCTGTGAAACTGTCATTGTCAGTAAACATAGGCATGCCGTATGCTTCATCTGAGTCTGATGTATGACGAGCAGTAATAAATTGAATTGCACCAACGTGTCGGGCAGAAGAATCATGAGTAGCTACGGTTCCTTCAATTGCAAAGCCGGCATTTAAAACGCGGCCAGTCTGAAGCGTTGTAGCAATATCACCATCTGAATCATTTGCTCCGGCGCCCAAGACTCTCAAATACGTCAAAGCTGCACGGTGTTTCAAAAATTCATTGACTGCGTAAGGTCCAAACGACTTTGGATCTAAATTTCCAAACGTTGTAACAAATTCATCAAAATTTGCAAAAGTAACAGGAACGAACGCGGGACCCTTGTTTGCGGTTCCGATTACGCCAGCGGGTATACCCACAGGACCACGTAATCTTGGTGTTGACAAGTCAATTTCGCGTTCAAAATAATTTGGTGATCTAAAAGTTTGCTCGGGCATTATCGCGCTCCTCTATTTAAACAAAATGAAATAGTGAACATAAGTATCATACGCAAAACTGAAAATCTATAGACTTTTAATCAATCATCAGTAATTGAAATTGTCAATCCGCCAAAATCAAAATCAGAGCCATACACTGTTTCACCAGAGTATCTATTTGTGGTTGTGATACGAACAAATTTCGTTATCGTTTTTCCATTTTTATTTACACTAGTAATTTTTTTATATCGACTTGGTTTTGTTCCCCTCGGCAAAGACGCTAAGGCGGGATCTTGTTGAGAAATTTGATTCTTGTTCGGGTATAATTTTGTGTCGTTTACTTGTCTTTGATCAGGTCTTTTGTTTTGATTTTCTGACATTGGAAGTGTTGGATCATCCGAACCCAAAAACGGATCTGACACCCCTAAAGATTCTTCCATTTCGTTTGTATTTAAACCAACGTCAAATGTTATAATTGGTGATGATATATATCGCTTAATTGGTACGGGGGCACCTGGCACAGCTGAGGCCAAAATGTATCCAGGAACTTTTACGGTAAACTTATGCTTAAGTATTCTTTCTTCCTGTGACATGTCGTCAGTGTTGTTTTCTGAATTATACGTATTTCCATCAACGGTTGCAACGTACCAATAACCTTTTGACGTATCAAGTCTCCATGCATTACCTTGTGGCAAAAATGAAGCAATTAATAATTCTATCATTTGAAACATTTGAACCGTGTATTGCGTCCAGAACGTTACATCATAAGTTGCTGTAAAAAATTGAGGTGAAGGAATTGTAATTGTTTCATAAACGTTGTTTTTATTGTTTGATGCCAATAACCCACCATCCATCACCGTAGGATCATCAGATAAATCACCAACACTTCGTTCGGTTACCAACTGATCAATATCGGCGCTGTCGCTAGGCACTGCAAGATTCATCTGGTGTTTTAGAAATAATCTGTTTATTAGTCCTTGGTATTCACGATCTGATTTATCTAGCCTCCTCCTGACAACAATTTCCCCAGTCTGTTGATTAATACCCCTGCCTGCAATATCTGAATCACCAGATTGTTCAATTGATGTACGAACAACAGTAATTAATGGAAGAATTAAACTACCGTTTTTATCACGGAGCCCACTTGATCTTTTACTAAGCGCCCACTTTTCAGCTGAAGCAAAAACGACAGGAACCTTTTTTAACTCCTGAACGCTTTTATCACCAGTATTGACTTGAAACGGAATCTCTTTATCAAATAAATGAAACAACGCAGCATCGACATCTGCAATTCCAGCGGGTGGAATTGAGAGTTCGCTAGGTGCCGGTTTACCTTCGTAACCAGACTTAAGTCCAGGTACAAAAAATCTATCATTTCCAGTTGAATTAAATCTTGTTGGCATTTTTACCTACACTATTCATCATAGAACGAACTTCCATGATTGTCATCACCATTCACTGCACCGCGCTCAGAAACCTCTCTTTGTCCCGAAATTGGAGGATCTAAAACGCCCTGTTTGACAAGATCTCTAACGTCACCCGTTGGACCTTCATTATTCTCTGATAGACCACGTTGTTGAACAAACGTTTTTTGAACAGCTGTTTCATCCGTGTATTTAATATCAGTTGGACCGAGAATTGGTGAACTAAATTGACCGTCTCTAGCCTTAGTTCCAATTATTTTAACGCCTGCTTTGTGCTCTGGTAAACCGTAAATGTTGCGCATTACAGTCATATCAGTAATTTCATAAAAAATATCGCTAAATGAGAAAAAATCTCCGATGCTTATATTAATTCCCTTTTCAACCAAATCTCGATACTGTATGTAAACTTCTAATTTGAATTTCGTATCAACACCAAATGAATCAATTTTTGTCTCATTTTGAAAACTATTATCGACAAGTGCATCAACAATTATTGGTGCATCAAAAATCTTCTCCATTGATTCATTGTATATGCCGTTTGTTTTTGTTTTAGTTTCTGAAATTGGGTACAGATAGATGCGTTGCCCGACAATATCCTTAATCAGCTCTTTCGTAATATCACTGATAAAATTCAATTCTCTGGGTGTTATGAAAAGGCGTGCCATTTAAAATTTCTTTCTCTACTTAAGTAGGCAAAAATTTAAACATATCAATTCGATTTTAACCAACAGTAATCGCTTTTCCCGCGGGAATCGGGATATACTTTAACTGTTTTTGCATATTTTCAGCAAGAACCGCTTGTTGTTCCATAAGGGCTTGGTTTGTTAATTTTGATAACCATTCACGCATCTGGTCACGGAGTCTAGCTTGATCTTCTCTTCCGTCTGCGCGTAATGCTTCACCATTTAATTTTAAATCTGCGTTAGGAATTGGAATAGTGTCAAATTTAGATCTGATTAGTCCAAGCAGTTCTTTTGATAACGCAAGCGTATATTGACGAATCCATTGTCTTCCTGGTTGCGTGATAGTTGAAAATGGAAGATTGTCTAATGGTACGTTGCTTGGGCCTGAAATTCCATACAAACTTCCGTCGGCATAACTTCCAGACAATCCTCCGCCGATGGCACTTGGGTTCAATGGGTTTGCCTGTTGGGCATAAACCTTAACAAAAAGTTTACCTAATTGGGCGTTTGTTACAGGTGCTGGATAGATGCGTAAATTACTTCCAAGGATTTCATAGCTGTAATTTGATCTGCGTACTCGAAATGCCGTCTCTAACATTTGACGACGTAAAACGTCTTCAAATACCGGTAAGACATAGAATACAGTGCTATTGACATACGATTCGTAATTAAAATTTGTTGCAAGAAAATTCGTTATATTTGATGCATTTAATAATGAATGTTGGGCCGCTGTCGGTGACACATGATAAACTTCAATAATTTTAATTCTCGTTCTTAACTCGGCTGGGATCGATAACCATAAATTACTTCCACTTACGTTTTCTTTTAAGTCAGCGTAAATATCATAATCTTGTACACCAGGAAGCAAATCGAAATATCCGACCTGCGCGTCATAAGGGCCCCCTAAAAACGCTTCTGATGCATATGGTTCTGCTTGGCGAATAAGAAATTCAAGAGATTGTCTTGGATATTTGTTAGTTAGATCAGTGCTTGCAGTTGGTAAACCAAGAACGTTAACAAGTTCTGATTGTATTTTCATTTCGTGCATTAAACGACTGAATTCACAAACAGACTCTTCAAAACATGCCCAAATTTCTTTCTTTGTTAATTCAACACTTAGCGTACTGTCGCCAAGCTTTCTTTTAACAAACATAACCATTCCATCTGCTTCGTTTTGAAATTGAGAATCATCGTCAAAAAACGAGAATGGCGTCGGGTTGATCGTTTCTACAAACGTTGGCATGATTTAAATATGTCCTCGAATTAGATAACGACATGTATAGTAGACATCGTTTTGAATTAATGACGTTTTTGTTTCAATTTTGCTTCGGCGCGAGCGAGAATCTCTTGTTCGTTCATTTGCGGTTTTTTAGAAACAAAACGCTCTTTTAACGTTGGTGAGGCGGATGGTGTTGTGGTTTGAGGTATTTTCTTTTCAATTTTTGGTTGAACGTTTTCAACTGTTACTGACACAGGAATTGTACGTTGAATCAATTTCTGTCTAGTAACAACTTCAGCCATAACAGAAATTGATTTCTTGAATTTTATCTTAAATTGGACGGGTTCAAAATATCGATTTTCTACAAGAACTTCAACCCTTGCAAGGTACGTTCCTTCAGTGATTTTATTTTTCATTGGAGGAATATTAAATTGTACCAAGTCTTCACCAGAAGAATCAACTGTTCCATTAAACATGAATGAAACATTTTCATCTTCACACACAAGTCTAGTTTTTGTATTTTTTTGAGATGCACCCTCGACTTTGACTCGAAATAACAATTCATTATTTTCTTCTGAGTCAACTTCAATTGTTTCAAATTGTTGTTCCATAGTCTTAAATACCCTCTCACACTAAATTATCATTTACGTTTTTTAAATATTTGAACATCGACTTTAATGTCTTCACGAAGTTCATTAGTTTTCATTGATACGAAATCAACTTTTGTTTTGATTGTTTCATCTGTAATGAACATGCTAACGATATCACGTATACTTTGTTTTGCAAGCTCGCCGTTGATTTCAATTAAATTTGCATGAACAATTATTCTGCGCTTCTCTTCTTCTTCTCTTCGTCTTTTATCTCTTCTCCCGTTTCCTGCAATTTTTCTGACTACCTCCGACACCGGTGGTGCCTCAACAACAACAATTGGAACTGCACAGCCATAACCTCGAGTAACTAAACCTGCTTCGCCTGAAATATGTGATGTTCCCATACCTCGAGTAATAATGTGATTACATATGATAACAACAAGTAATGATCCGGCAAACCCAGTCGTGACCATACCGGCACGTTGTGGTCGAATTCGAGTAGTTCCCATTCCATAAGTTATGATACGATTAAGTGACAAATGAACCCTCGTTTAATCATTCATAAATTGTAAATTTATCAGCGTCTTCATATCCAATTTGAATTAAACGACGTGTATCCTCAGGTTTAAATGTTAATGAATCAACGTTTAATGGCCTACTTGGTACAATAACCCTTACCTTGATATGACTAAATTTTGGATCAATATTTGATAAATCATTCTTGAGTCTAATTTCTTCAATATCAAAACGAGAAATTTGACCAGACATAATATTAACAACTCGAAGAAGCTGGTGCGGGATTGCGACTTTTTTTGACTTTCCCCACTTGTCTATTAGATAGGGATCTGAACAAATGATTACATCGATATCTGTCGCACCCATTCGAATTGCCTGTCCTAGTGGTGTTATGTTAACAATTCCTCCGTCACTATATAATTTGCCATTAATTTCAATTGGTGATAAAAATATTGGAAAACTTGAAGATGCTAAAACCCAATCAGGAAAATTCTCATCATTTTCAGTTCCAAAAACGTAATCTCCCGTGTCTAGACAGACTGCACCAACGGCGAGTCTTCTTCCACAATTAACAATTTTCTCCATGTCAATGTTATTTTTGACTAATTTAATCAAAGGCGAAGAATCATATACTGACTTTTCCCATAAAGCATGCAGTCTCCCAAAAGGAAACCATCGTTTATAAATTGAACTAGTATCAACTACTTTCGTAAGCCAAAATTGTTCTAACCATTCGATTGCCTCTTTTGGTCGTCCTTTTGGAATATGTGCAAGGCCTGCGATATTGAGTGCACCCGATGAGACACCAGTCATAATATCATAATCGCAACCTTGTTCGCCCATCCAGCGCTTTAGAACGCCGATTTGAAATGCGCCTCGCGCTCCACCTCCCGATAAAACAAGAGCTCTCATGACTTATATCCTTTACGTAAATGATGAATATCGTAATTCAAATTTATACATCATATAAATAACAGTTGACTTACGTCATGACATTATCTTGTGTATTAAATTACACTTTAACTCTTTCGAAAACTGAATCCATCGTTGGAGCACCAACATTGTTGTAAAGATTAAATCTTGCAACTTCTGTTGCGTTATCTTCTTTGTAAAAAATCATTTGATTGCTTTGAATTTTCCAACGACCGTATTCAATGTCTTTAATTGATTCTATAGAAGAACTTATTTGAAGCGTTTTTGTGTAAATGTCATCAATTTTTGGATTATTTTCTTCATAATTGTATTGTTCTGATGCATATGCAATAGATGCAAAAACAGATCCTGTATCCCAAAATATTTGTCCGTTAAAATCATCAGGAAATACTACGTTTGCAAAGTAAACTCCGCTTCCTGAAATTGTTTGAATGACACCCGTTGTTGAACGAGGCGTAGCTATGGCACCAAATTCATCATAAATTGTATAACCGACGCCTAAAGAACCGGTGCCGTTGGCGTATGATTTTCCAAAATTACAGGTTTTAAGTTGTGTTAAAGACATATAATTTACCTAATTTGACCTCATGCGTAGATAACCGGTGGAGCCTTAGTTGCCAACGTGAGCGCCGTCGTATTGATCGTACTTAGCGCTGTACCTGCAAGAAAAGATTGCCAGTCCGTTGCATCCGGCTCCAAGGCGTCCACACTCGCACGCCAACCATCGGCCAGTTGTGTACCGGAGCTGGCTTGGACGAGCTGCCCCGCCGTGGTGCAGGCATCGCTGTGCGCCGAGATTTCCTCTCTCGACATGGCGGTCACTGCATACGCCGCCCCATGAACACGACCGTCGAACTCCTCGGCGTTCACACCCTCGTTGTAGACGCCGACACACAGGTTCGCGTCAGCGATATGCCCAGCAGTAGATACGGCGGACGTGGCTCCGATTCGCGCTCCGTTGACGTAAAGCTCCATGTTGGTAGTAGTGCCCGATGTCCGAAAAATCCGAAGATGGGCAACGATCCACTTATTCTGGTAGCGCGAATCATCGTTCCCAATAGAGAGTTCGCCACCCGTGGCTGTCCGGTAGCGAGACGTTATGGCCTGACCGTTGAATCGGATGTTCCAGCCAGCGCCCGAGACCGCTGATGACTGTATGCCGAAGACTGGGAAATCAGCCCCAGTCCGAAAATAGTACGCGTTGAACACTACGACCGCCGTGAACTCAGTCAGAGCACTCGTCGGGTCTGATCCTCGTGTGTAGCCACGTCGGTTGCCCGCTGTGACCGCATCGCCCACGAAGCCCTGCACATAGTCGATTCGATTCGGGCCGGTCGCCACGCGAAGCTTGAGTGGTGTGACGATTCGTAGATCATCTATACCGAGATTCGTTTCCGTTTGAGTTGCAAGCTCCGCTATTCCCTCGTTTGTTTCTGATGCACTATTAGAACCGGCCACAGCACCAAAATCAAAAAACGATATGTCTGTTGTGAAAGAATCCTCATCTAACGTTGATAAAGATTTTCTTTGAGCATATGCATAATTAATTGATCTTCCACCAATTGACGAAGTTGGTGCTGAAATAAATGATGACGTCCCATTGACAGTTGTTTGAATTACAAATGAAATTTGTGAACGACGATTTAAATTATTAAATGAATCACCATTTGTCGCACTATTTTCAACCTGTAACAAACCATAGACGTCCCTGTTTCCAGAGATTGTTACGTGAGCACCTGTCCAGGCATCCCTAATTAATAAAAGATTTTTTGGAATAGATTCATTATTAGAGCCCGAGATTAATCCAAGATTAAATGAACCATAACTACCTGATTCCAATTTATAAGTGACAGAACCGGTGGTCTCGAATCCATTGAGAGCCATCGGGCTTTCCGGGGCCGTACCCAGTGATGAAGATAACTGAGCAAAATTAGAACCCGTTGCAACGTTAACAACGTTTAAATTAATCTCTCTTTTAAGAAAGAATTTATTTTTAGTAGAAAACAGATTAACAATTAAATCATTTAAACCAACAGGTGATGATTCACCAGATGGTGTTACAATTCCATCATACCATGAACCTGTCGACTCAGCCCATAAAATACGTTTTAGCTGTGAACGTAACGCATTTAAATCACTCTCCAAATTTGTTGAATTCGATTGTAATAACGATCCAGACGCGAGGTCGTCGTTAAACGTTTCAGAATTCGCAAGTTGTTGGAGTTGCTTAACTAATGTTTTTGACATGCGAAACTTTCAATCAATTATATATTCTAGTACGGGTAAGTTGAAGCAATATTACTTCCTGATGCATATGACGAAATCATTTGAACGGAACTTCCTGACATCGTATAATCAAAACTAATTCCTTGTTTTTGTAAAATACCGTTAATAAAAAACATCAAACCAGACAATGGATTTGGCATATTCAATAACGTAAATGTCATATTGATTCCATCATTTAATCCAGAGGGTGTTTCGTACCATGAAATTTGTGAAGATGCAGCGTACGGGTATGTTGCTTGAAGCGAACCACTTATTTGAGGTGCATCATTAAAAATTGCATAATTTCCTGATACAACGTAATCATCATTCAAACCTTGTTTTTGAAGAACACCATTTAAAAACAACATCAATGAAGAACTTGGAATTGGGTTGCTATCGAGCGTATACGTCGTGTTAATTCCGTTGACATCGCCAGAAGGTTGTTCTGACCACGAAATTGATAATTGTTGACCTATTGAACCGCTTGTTGAAATAACTAACGTGCTGCCGGGACCATTATCTACGAGAGTTATTCCACTACCTGCAGTTAATTTTCTAGAAGCTACTGGAACGTGTGATGAACTAGATAAAATTAAGAATTCTGAGCCAGTGATATGAGCATCAATGTCATTATGAGAATTAATTCCAATGTTTTCAAGTTCATCATGACTTGAAATAACTCGAGTTGCAGTCATTATTAAACCTTAACTCTTTCGAACACTGCATCCATCGTTGGAGCACCAAATTCATCAAACAAATTAAATCGCATAACTTCTGTTACGTTATCATCACGATAAAAAATCATTTGGTTTGTTTCAATTTTCCAACGACCTGTTCCCATTTGTTGCATTAGGTTTGTTGTTGTTGAAATTGTTTCAAGCGTTCCACTCATCTGTGAAACAATAAACCCTGAAGAACCAGACGTTTGATGTCCAGATAGAGGTTCATCCCAAACTGCGTTTGCGACCGCGGTATAATTAATCGACGTACTGCCACCACCTCCGAGTGATGCGCTTACAAGCAGCGCACCAGCAGAACCTGTCACACTGTATGAATTTAAATTCTCGTTCCAAACACCACTAACAATTGTTGAAATTGATGATGATGATAATGATATCGTTAATGAATCAAAATCATTTTGTGAAATTGATAAAACGTGTGACAAAACGTCTTTAATTTTAGGTGCAGTGGTTTTATTAATTTCAATTACAACTGCATATTCACCGACACCATGAGTCAACATAAAAGACGAAGTGACATCAAATCTATACAATCCTAATTTTCCAGATTCTGTAACAGAGGGTAATGATGACGCCGTATCTTGTGGATTTCTTACAGTGATGAGAAACGATCCAGTAGGGATTAACGTAAAAATATCACCGGCAGCGTTAGCTACAGCGAACCATCCACGAAATCCATCCTGTTGTCTACTAAACCACACTTTATTTTAGATACCTGCCTGCAGCAATTGTAACAATTGCAGCTGAAGAACGTTCAATTATCGTCAAAACAACATATGATCCAATTGTTGGAATAATCATTTCAAGCGTAGAATCAACAGAATATAAGTTTCCTATGATATTTAATTGATGATCATCTTCATGGGGCCTGATTCTCCAACCGTCTGTTGTATTTAAAAAGAAGTACGGTGCAATTGTTTGACCAACACCAATTGGATCACCTGCAGCCGTTGTAAATGCATGAAGATATTTTGAATTGTCATCTATTTGAACCCATTCTTTCCACAACGAATACATGTCAATAGCGTCGACCTCAATCGTACCAAAGTCCATAATAATCAATTTGTTGGGGCCATCGAATGTTAACACAACGACCTCATGGATTTAGATATTGTCTATCAATTTGTTGTGAAATTGGTAGCGTAGCGTCTGTTGTCGTACTATACGACAACAGACGCTGATTCTGATAACCAAGCGACAAGATCGAAACGTCGATCAAAACACCAGATCCAACGGAGAATGCATATGTGCCAGTAGTAACGTCTTCTTGACCAGTTAATTCTGTTCTTGTACCTGCGGTGTATACGCGAACTTCGGTTGGGTTTCTTAATCCAGTCAACGTTATAGTGACGTTGTTATTAATTGTTGTGCTAGCAAGTGTGCCATTCCGAACAGTTGGTGATGTTCCACCGGCAGAAATATTTAATGTTACTGAACCGCTAGAATTGTTGAAAATTGCAGAGTCTGTAGTGTTGTCGAGTCCATAGCCAATAAACGTATTTCCAACAAATGAAGCAACACCTGGACTAACGATTTCGATTGCGTGACCCGTTCCTGGTGATGTGAATGTTGAATAACTAATCAATCCGGGTGCATTACTTCTAAGTGCCGAAGACGTAATTGAAGTCGACACACGTGAAAGTGTAATTGAAGCGCTATTTTGTACGATAACGCCGCAATTAGAAAATGACACCTGAGAAAATGATGACGTTAAACGTTGTAAAATCACGTCACCAGCACCGATAATTGACAAACCTGAAAAATCATAAGATGCAGAAAAACTGGATGATGGGTGAATTCTCCAGTGATATGATGACGTTGATGAAATTACGCTATTTCTGTGTTTAATTGTGTCTGAATTTCCGGCGTAATAAGTTAAACCAGCAACGTTTTCAGCTGAACAATAATTGATGTTCTTTTGTGTTAAATTATACAATGAAGGAAATTCAATTGCTGTCGCATTTAAATCCAAATAAATTGGATTGGTGCCACCATTTCCAAATTGAACTGGTTGTAATACTAATGCCTGATTTTGTCCTTGTTGGATAATGGAGCGACGTTCGTGACCTGTGGCGCAAGCATTCACAATTCCCGGTATATCAACTGACGCTGAAACGTTTCCGCCTGCAACAACAGTCGTGTCTAACATCCATAATGAATAGAATTGCCAGGCAGTCGTTCCAACACCTTTTGATGAAACCCAAAATCCGAAAGCATCAACGTTTGTTTCCGTAAAAGAACCAGATGATTGCAAAATACTGCCTGTCGGCGCACTTGAATTAATTACTAATGGAACGTTTGACGATTGACCCCACGCGGTACCAGCACCATGGACGTACCATGTTTTATAAGGGCCGGTCGCAGATTTCATTCCAAACGCAATTCCTTTTTTACTAGCTGCAACAGTAGGAAATCTTTGAATTTGACCCGCTGTAGAGGGTGATGTATGAACGATAATGTTTTTTCCTGTAACATTAAGATTATTTGCTGTCGCAAGATCAAGAGAACCGGCTGACCAATTCACAACTGACGTTATTGTTGTCACTAAGGCAACTGAATGAAACGAATTTAGTCCGGCGTCGGCGGCGGCGGCGACGGTGGCATCGACAACGGTATCTCCATTTAGTAACGTTCCAAACAATGTATCTGCCGTCGTACCAAACGCGGCGTTGGTGTTGTACGCAGTTGTACCATTGATGGGATCAATATACACTGAAGAGTCTGATGCGCAATATGTTGGAACGTACAGCGTGCCAGTTGAAGGAGGATTGATTGCTAACACGGCCTTGACACCGGCGCCGGTTGCGATGTTTGAACAACTAATTGCAGTCGTCGTCGCACCGGTCAAAGGTTGAATTGTCCAACCAATTCCTTGAGATTCCGCTGTACCATCAGCACCCAATACACCAATGACGCCTCCTTCTATAATTGACGGTACGCCGACGGCTGAATTTGCTGAAGCAAACAAAACAAGACAATTATCACGTGTTGTTGTGATTGATTGAAACTGAAATTTACTTGCTGCCGCTTGCGTCGCATCATTAAATGTATTAATTGGTGATGCAACATCGACGTTCGAAATTGACATGATCGCACCATTATACGTTTCGTTAACAACCGCAGTAAAAGATGCAGTGAGAGGTTCTATGGACGCAGTCGCGATTTTTCTTAAAACAGTTAAAGAACATGTGTTTGTTCTTGCAAACACTGTCACCCAACCTGTACGAGCCACCGCAGGTGTACCAGTGTCACTTTGAATAAACGCTAATAATAGATCATCACCTTCGTACGCAGGCATAGGAATTACAATACCTGCATCACTTACTGTAGCTTCTAACGTCCACGATATGTCACGAATAATTGGCATTAGTTGCCTTTATGGATTGCTGTAGTTACGTTCAAGCGCAGCAACCAATGAAACAGTATTTGCTGTAGATCTAGCAATCGTACCAAGTGCTCTAACATATTGACCAGAGTTTAATCCAATTGCAACAACTGTAATATCTGCATCGACACCGGCAGTTCTACCACCTTGTACGTTAGCATCATAATTGAATGTGTGTTGAATTGATGATTGTGCGGAAACAGAACCTGACATATCTGCACCTGCCGCAGTGTCAACAATTAATGCCCCTGATTGACCAAAATCATCTGAAGCACCTGGGAGCGTTGTGAAATATACCCAGTATCTTGCGTCGGTGTCGGTAGTTAAATTTGATCCAAATTGAAGTGTCAAAATAGCAACGAAAGGATACGATCTATTCGTTCCGCCTTGATCTCTAAACACTAACCTGTTCGTGTCACCAGCGGTAAACCCTTCAATAATAACTCCTGGCGCTGAGCCTGAAATTGGATTCACGGGATCGTACGTACCGGCCTCTAGTGTTTCACCAACAAAACGAAGCAAAAGGTCGGCAGTTTTGCCAGTTACAAATCGACTTTGTGAACCTGTAGCAACTGAGTTAATGTTTGTGTTTTGACGCAACAAATATTGAACCTTTTCATAAATCTCTTCAGCGGTTGCGGCAAGCGACGATGATTTGTACAACGTAAAAGACGCACTTGTCATCGTTGAAGGAAATGTTGACGCAATGTCAATTTGACGTCCATTTTGAGGAACGTTGCCGGCCAAATTATACGTGCCTGCGCCTGTTCCACTGTGAACAATTAACGTACCACCAACGAAATTTGAACCTGAAATACCACCCGCCGAAGACGTAAGAGTATTTGTTCCAACGATAAATGATCCATCATTACCAGAGTGTGTTCCGACATCAATAACGATACCAAATGTTCTTGCAATACCCGTTGTATCAACGGCACGTCTAAATGTTCCTGAAAGATATCTAATGTTAATTTCAGAATATGGATAATTTGTACCTGAAACTAGACTATCTGCATTTGTAATCTTAAGATCTGTTGATGTTCCAATTGGAAAACGATATGCAATGCTATCTAATTGACTAACACCGATGTCGACCAAGTTTGCATCATCATAAATTTGTGCCTGTTCACGAACAAATATTCGGAATGAATTACGATTGTCAAAATCATAGTTACCATCACCGTTAGAATCACTTAAAATTTGAACAGCTTGATTTACTTGTCCAAGTAATTGAACGTTAGTTGAACCAGAGAGCTGATTAAAATATAATTGATCATTTGATTCAATACTGCCAAGACCAATAACGCCGGCCCATTTTTGTGTTACGGCGGCGGCTGAGGCATTTCTAACTGTCCAGCCTGCATTTCTAATTAAATATCGACTAGTGTCGTTGGCAAAGTCCCAACCATCAACAAATTCAAAAGATTCGTCAGTAATGGGAACAAGTGGAAATGGAAACGCCGCTAGATTTTTTGCCTGTGGATCATTTCTCCATTGCTCTTTAAGGAATGAGTATAACGCCTTTAATGTGACACCATCAGTCGTAAGGGCATCAATTGTCACCAATTTAACTGTCCCTGATAACGTATTGATATATACGTTCTTAGAACCATCATCAGCAACTGAACCTGTTAAATAATCTGGATCAATAATCAACGCCATTTTTTTCTCCTAAGTCTTGGCTAATATATATTACACTGTCAGACAAGGAAGATAACGTAAAATGACGTTTGATTGATTTTATTTTATAATTTTATAAATTTCGAAATGCATCGAATCCGGCCGGTTCGCAAACCATATCCCGGGATAGAGGCCATGCTTAATTGCAATTGGGATTAATTTTCTTATTGATCCTTTTTCACCTACGAGTGCACCCTGTGTACCTAGCATGTTCCACTTGACGTTAATATCAAATGCCGTTGCCCACGAGTGATTCGACAACCGTTCACGAGAACCACGAATATATCGTGGAACATAGGAACCATTCCATGTCAGAATTAAATCTAGAAGACCCTCTCGTTCAACCTCTTCAAAAAACGCTTTTACCTGAGGGGCAACTAATTTATGAAACTTAATTGTATTTTTTGTTATGTTTTTTAATTGAGGAATATCCACTGTCACAACATTTAATTTTGCCCAATCGTCTGTGATCGTAATTCCTTCAGGGTTTGCATCAGATGGCGACGGTACAAACGTGAATTTTCCAAACAATTGTTCACGTTGTGCAGACGTCAATTGAACAAGTCCGATAGGTTTTAGTGGCCAATTTGGACTTGATTCATCTACTCGATCATCAGTCATGGGATTAAATCCCATCTGCATGGCCTTACCTAACGTTTTTGGCCCAACCGAACCATCAATATCGGCACCCTTAAATCCAACGCGTTGTTGAAACTTTTTTGTCTCATCAACTGTAATCTGATCAAATTTTCCATCAACAACAATGCCACTTTTCGAGAGCCCTAATAAGAAATACTCCCAAGCCTTAACATCATCACCTGATAAACCCAAATATAGTGTTCGCATACCTTAAATAGGTTGTTAGCGAATTAACATAACAGGTTCACCCAACAAAGGTTTTGTTTTTTTCCACTGTGTGTTTTTCTCCAACCATTCATCAACAGCGGGTCTAACACCATGTTTTTCAGTTACAACTGGTTTTGTCGCTGATGCGACGTCTTCATATCCGGGACGATCATGATAAAATAGATCACGATCACCCCAACGACCATCATAATCATCAACGATAATTGCTCCATCGTCACGAATTAAACTTGTAATGAAATTCATCTCTTGCGAAACAGTGTGATAATTGTGATCACCATCGAGTAAGATTACATCAAATTTCATTCCTTGATTAATCATATTTGGTAAAACACTTAAACTATTACCGGTAACAAGAAATGATTGTTGTTTTGATTGCAAATCTAAATTTTGCATTTGAATTGAAACTGATTCTTGCACAAGAATATCAACGCCAACGGCAAGAAATTCTGGACGTGTTCTAGCAAGAAACGTTACTAATGATAAAAACGTTACACCACGATCAACACCAATTTCAATAATTGATGGACTATGTTTTAATGTTTGAAGTCGTTGTTTAACAATTGGAATATATCCGTGATGTGACACTCGGATTACCTTCCAGCTACTAGGACATCAATCGACATTCTTACTCGCCGTTGAATTTCTTCAGGAAGAGCAGACAGTAAAACATATTCTTCAATTTTCATTGAACTACTTAATGTCCCACCTTCAACGTTTGGGGCGCTTGGTGTAACACCAATTCTAAGAACGAGGGGTGCTGACACAATACGATTACTGGCAATTGGTTTATATAAATCTATTCGCTGAATTTCTTGTGTCATATTATCCTTTTAAAATTGATTTTGAACTTTCAACAGCTTCGTTTGCTGAGTTGAATTTACTAACAAGATCTTGTAATTCTTCCTTTAAAGAAGATGCATCAATGCCATTTTCGTTCGCTCTATGAATTGCATTTTCTTTAATCACAATTAACTCTAACAAATTTTCTTTCATCGATGTCATAATTTATATCCTAATTTATGTTTAGATAATTATCGTGCACTGGGCGGGAGTCGAACCCGCGTCCAAAATGCCTTGTTTGAAACATCATTCACATGCTTAGATTGCATTTTTCATCCGCAAGCAAGATTACCGTGCCAACATTCAGATTTTATAGCGTCCTCGACGCTTCAGGTTTGTCGCCACGTTGCATTCCCTGTTTAACATACTTCAATTCGCGCATATGTTAACTTTCCCCTGTTTCACGATTGGGTTATGGAACTTTCTGTTTCAAGGCTGTTCCCGCCCATCCCACCTAGGCCGCGAGGCTTAGTGGAAGGCTGCTATTATCGTTTGCAGTTATACGTCATTTGGGTTATTAACCGGACCCTCGTGCACCGGTGCATGCATTCTCAAATTTTAACACCCTGTCGAAACCTTTACCAGCGCATATAAAATTTATTTCTATAATTTACTAATTTTCTCCTCTTCGTTTTTTATCCAACGTTCAAAATGTTGCTTGTTGTATGTATTTGATAGTGCGTAAATTATACTATCGTGAAATCGTTGTAACAAATCATCATACACCAACGCTTCAGATTGAGTTAGGTTTGTTTGTTTTTGCTTAATCAGATTATAAACAAATAATAATTCAGTTGCACTTAAATTCATTATCATGATCGATACCTCACATTTGGTTCAAATGATAAAGCAAGTTCGTTTTGTTTTTCTTTCAAAATTGAAAACCTATGTGAACACAAATTGTCAGAAATTTTTTCATCAATGATTAATTCATTATTTGAAAACATAAACGAATCAACGATAATCAAACCCAAACAATCTTCAGCGGACGCAAAAAGTCCAATTTTTTCATCAATGGAGAACTTTAAATCTACGCTCCTCCATCGATCATTTAATGATGAACTAATCACCTTTGTTGGTATGATTCCAACATCAACAATGCTTTTCATTATTACCTCTTCGTATAATTAAAAACGAACCACAATTTCACAATCATGGTTCGTTTATCCTATCTTAAGAAAGTCTCAAACTTAGGCAGTGCGTGACTTGCCAGCCTTACCGAAATGCTTACGAAGCAATCGATACAACGATCGAGCCTGTCGACCGTTCAACTGAACGTTTGAATCCCAGTCAGCCGAATCAATGAAAAGATTCGTGCTGTTTGCACGTTGATCGGTAGAAACCGCCATCTGAAGAGTTCCCTCATCACGACGCTGCGTTTCAGTACGAAGCTTTCCAGAACGATCAAGTCTCGTTCCAATGCGGGCGTTCTTATTCTGAATATCATAGTAACTCATGTTTTATTTTCTCCATTATTTCGGCTTGTTTGTTTGCCGTTAGATTGAATATACTTTCTAATGACGCGGTGTACAAACAAATGGTAAAAATGATTTTATGAGGCACTCAGAATGACACACGTGATTTGGAAATAATCAAACATAGGAAACTATTGAATTTAATTCAATGATTATCGTGAAACTCAAGAAGATTTTTTTGTAATTTTTGTATTTAATAAAATTGCAAAAGGTAAACCACGATCATCCATTTCAGCTTTAAATTCTTGTTCTATCATATTAGATATTTGTGAATTTATGTTTCTTGACTTAAATACAAGTAATGCAAGTTCGGCTGCACGATCAGGACCAACTTCATCTATCAATTCTTCAATACCAAATTGAACTTCAATGTTAAAAGTAACAATTTCGCTCGGAAGCCTTTCACCAACAGTTACTTCTTTGATAATTTGTCTCAATTTGCTTTTCGTTAATTTCATCTTATTCAAACTTTCTTATGACAGTGTCATACCATTCATTCAACGATTTCTTCCAAGGCCACGTCCAAAAATATTCAGCCGACGTAAAATGATCAATAATTCGATCTCGAACAATCTTCTGTTTAATCATATCAATTCCATAATATTCATACATGGATGCAATTGATTCTTCGTACGCTTCTTGTTCAAATTTACGTCTATAACTAGCGAACAAAACTGGAAGTGGGAAGAAAAGATACAAGAACGAAAATAGAAACGAGCCATACTTTTTTGACTGTCTCATGTGTACGCGTTCATGTCTCATCGTTGATAATCGTGATGTGACAGGAGAATTTAACCACGACTTGGGAACGTACATTGTTGTGCCAATTGTCGTAACAAAACTATTCATAAAGGTTTTCATCTTACCAAACGTGATGATCTTTAATGAGAAATCAATCGCTTTCATAAACGTTGATAAGTCTTTACGAATGATTTTAAATTTTGGAAATTCAGATTTAATTTCCTGTCTAAGGAAATCGTAATCTTCTTCTTTTTTTATTTGCATGAATCTAAATATTGATTCAAAACTTCAAAACGTATATGTTATTTCCACAACCCCACACAGAACGAACGCCGTTTTCAATAGCGACAATTTTTTCAGTTTTTCCGGGTTGGGCACGGTACTTGAACCTATCGTATCGACGCGTGCCGTCAGTGTACCAATAATTATTCATTGATTCACCGGCAAGTGTAAATCCACAATTTTCGTATACTTTACCTTCGCCGAATCGTAACTCTGCATACGAAAGAACGCCTTCATATCCCAAACCTTTTGTCAATTTTTTAACGTGTTCTAACAATTTTGAAGCAGAGCCACGTACAGTGACGTTTGGTTTTGTAGCCATTCTTGCAAGTTCGGCAACTTTGCCCCATTTTTTTTGAATTGGAATTCTAACAGTTACAACAGACACTAGACCTTCTTTAAAATGAAACAATCCAAAATGGTATGATGCATTTGTTGGTCCTGAAACGTGACTTTCTTTAAGAAATGGTTTTGTTTCACGGGCAGTGATTAATTTAACGTCGCAATCCCTGGCATTGAGTGATATCTTTGTCTTACCTAACGAATGAGAAATCATTGATTTACATACTTCGTTTGAATTCATCCATTCATCTGAAAAAATTTGAATGAGTTTAATTCCTAATTTTTTACATTCTAGAAATTTGTACCTTGAAAGCTTTCTATCGAAAACATCAGATTCTTCGTTTCTGATCATTCCTAAGTCACGAACGTCGATCGCGAGTTTTTTAGACGGAATCCAAATGCTAACGTCAAAAGAACAATCTGGAAATGTATCTTTTATTGATGGTTCGACTTTTATGCTAGAACCAAGTGATGTTACATAGTCAACAATTCCCTGACGAAGTGGCGATGGTTTTGTCATATTTTTGATAATAATACTTTTTGGTGTTTTGTTTTTTCCCGCGATTGATTCTGCAATCCTTGCATGGTTTGGACAGAATTGTTTGAATCCCCTACTGAGACTCACGAACCTTGTTTCCTGCCCACAGTGACGGCACAGGGGTCTTACACCTTCGCGGTTATGGTTTACATAATAATCAAGAGATGAAATCTTGTGCGCCTTCTTAATGTGTTCTGAAAGTTTTTTGAAGCCCGCAATCTTTTCATCACAGATTTTACAATTGTGTGGTTTGGGCATATTGAAACAATATTATTCATTGATGAAGTGAATGTACAAACGGGAGTGAAATTAGGTTCATTCAACAAAATAATCGATTATCACAACTTCTAAATCAAAAGTCATCACAGCTTAAGGCCACAAAATCCATTGAGTTTAAACGACGAAAGGCCCGATAAATCGGACCTCTCAAATCATGTTAAGGTATTGATATTATTCAATAATATGTACTATATGATGTTCATGTCGAGCACGGTGACAGTTCCAAAAAAGTCACTGCGGACCATTTTTTTCCCGTATCTCGTCATCACACCCTTGGTAGGCGCGAAGTCTTCAGGACGGAAGATCGTTGGGGTGATGATAAGCGGAACGTATGGAGCATAGACATACCCAGTTTCCAAATAACTTCCACCCTTGTAACCTACGAGAATCTTATTTCGTGGGAAATAAGGGTCCTTGTAGATGGTGAATCGATTCGACACGGTACCGATAGCTTCTGCACCAATGGTGAATGGGCTACCAACTTGTCCTTCGCCGTCGATTGAGAACTTAGGCTTGTACAAGACTGAGCTTTCAAGGATCGTGCAGACGTCAGGGCCAGTGACCATGAAGTTTGCGCTTCCACGAAGAGTCTTTCTATGAATCGTATTTGCGACGTCGATAACAGTCTCGACAAGCGTTTCATACCATTCACGAACCGTACCAGTAAATTGAGGACCAATGCTCAAGCTTGAAGCAAGAGTCTGGACCTGACCGGTAAGCTTGTTGACGAACCGTCCAGGAGCACGGCTCCAGTACATATTCGCACCATTTGCTTGCGTCACAAGGTCGTTCAAGATTTCGCGGTCGATTTCAAGAGCAATCTGTTCTGAAAGGATTGAAGTCAATTCAACTTCAGCATCCATTGAGTGATACGCATTCAAATCCTGCGCAAGTTCTGGCGACCAACGAGCACGTAGCTTTCGGGTCGTTGCAGTGATTGCAATTGATTCGATCTTGATATCAATCTCTGGGATTGCAGGAGCTGGCGTTGCACCAAAGTCAGTTTCAAACGATGGAACAGTCAAGACTGCTCCAGTGCTGTCACCGGCCACCAACGCATCGGCAATTGCCATGCTTAATGCCGTTGTGTCAAGAATTGCGGGCGTTGTTGACGCATTCGTAATTCTAACAACACATTGAACGTGCGTTCCGTTCATTGGATTCAATGTAAACGTTGAACCATTCCAATCTCCTCGTTTATTAAGACGACGAAGATTGAGGATTCCTTGACCTGACTGATATGAATCACCCCACGCAACTGCACCGTTTGTAGTCCCAAATGAATGGATAGCAATCTGTTCAACTGCCATGAAATCACCCTTAACGATCTTCGTCTGAAGTTGTGAAATCGTCAAGTGAACGAATGAGACGTCAAGAGTATTGACACTCAAGTCAGCATCAATCTGAGGATCGAACTGCAACATACGTCCGTTCGTTCCCGACATCATGCCTGAATCCTTGACGGTCAAACCGGTCGACCATGTCGTACCATCCACACCACCCCACGCACCAACATCGGCAAGCGTTCCTGAAACACCTAGAGTACCAGAGTGAACCTTGCTGAAACCAACGTTGACAAGATCATACATACCACCAGCGGCAAGTGATCCGGACTGGATTCCCTTACCGGTTGGGTTGTTGTAGATTGATTGTCCTCGCGAGTACGTTTCCGTAGTACCACCAGTTATGAGACCAACGTCGTTACCGTACGTATAATCAAGATAAAAGATAAGACCTGACGGCAATGACATCGGCTGCAATGAAACTAGTTCATTTGCAACGAGACCACCGAATACTCGACGAACGATTGGGAACGCGATATTTGAGAAACCTTGAACCTGGCCTGATGATGCGAGTGCACCACCGCCGGTTGACAAAGCATTTGATTCCTTAAGAACCTGAGCAGCCTGATTTTCAAGCAACTGCGACATAACTTCGCGACGGTTGCCTTCGAGACCGCGGAGCAAACCTGTTCGGCTCCACTTCTCTACGAGGCGTGATCGCTCAGCACCTACGTGTCGGTCTTTGATACCTTCCGACAATTGTTCCATTGTAAAAAACTTCATTTTCAATTCTCCTGTTTATTCTTTCAAAATTGGTTAATTTATCTATCGTTTAGACATCACTTACTTTGTGAGTCCTGCTAGCTTTGCCCATCTTTCAGATTCATGACTTTCGTTAATCGACTGTGATGATGCCGTACGTGTTGGCTTTGATGAAGAACCAAGAACTTTTCGTTCAGTTGATTCTGTTACTCGCTTACGTGGGCTTGACAACGTCTTTGAAAGACTTTCATATACAAGCTTGGCTTCGCGAATAGTTCTTGCAGAATCAAGTTGATCAATGATACGCAATTTCTGACGTGCAGTGATTGACTCATTTTGCAAAAGTTTATTAGTGTACGTTAGTTTCGCGTTGATTAGATTCGTTTCTACCAACTTTTCGCGGAGAGTTGCTACGGCTCTTGATTCCGCCTGCCGTGTGACTGCGCCATTGTGACGCGATCTGTTTTGAAGTTGCTTTCTTGATTCAGTCATCAACTTCGAAATTTTACTTACTCTTACTACCGATTCATTGAATCGACGAGCAACGGTTGAATATTCTCTCTTAAGAGATTCAACTCTTCGACCGTTTCTCTGTGCTCTTGCTTCAGAGATTGCAGTCTTGAGACTTCTTCCTCTTGCAAGTGAACGCTTTTGTAAACGAGATTCGAACGCAAGACGACGTTTCATTGATTCGTTTCGTGGGTTCTTAGCATATGTACGTGCTGCATCAAGTGCCGAATCGGCATCGTCTTCCGTTGGATCTTGCGAGTGCCAGGATGGCTTATCATCTTCGTCTAAATCTTCTTCATCAGATTCAGTAACTACATCAACATCCAAAGGTTCACCTTCGTCAGATGCATTACCAAAATTATCAAGAACTGAAGACTCAACGCCTGAATTTGATGCCCATGCCTTTGCGTCTTCACGGAGTTTTCTCATACGAGAAATCTCTCTACGAAGCATGTTTTCATCAATTTCAACGACTGTGTCATCTGACATTTTTTGTGATTCTTCAACTTCATCTGACATGTCAACATCTAGGTCATCAGAATCATCAGAATCTTCAGAAGACTCATCGCCAGAATCAAGATCACCAAGATCTTCATCACCATCTGACATGTCTGAATCAACCGAGTCTGAATCAAATGAATCGTCAGAATCATCGTCTCCAGCGATTAAATCGACACCGACAGAGTCTAGGTCAATGTCATCTGGAAGACCTGTCATTTTAAGTGTGACATCTTCCTCGTTCATCATTCTCTTGGTCTTCTTTGACATCATAGTCTCCTGTAACTTGTTTAGTTCCCTGTATTGTGTTTCTAGTTTATTTTCTAGCAAAGTTTTATGTGAAGAATCACCAATTGACGCTTGCACATAGTCATATGTATTTTCGACTTCAGAGATCATCTTATTGATTTGTAATTGAAATTCAGTAGAATTTCTAACAAGCCTTCCGGTGCTCTTGAATGCCTCAATTTTGAAATTATTTATTTTGATTTTATTTTTTAAATCGTCTACTTTTTCTGAAATTGTCTTAGTTTTCTTTGTTTTCATCATAGGTGTCAACAAAGAAGCAGACTCTAAACTTAACTCATATTCGTCGTTGTCGCCGGGTTCAAATGACGATATATCAGAAATTGGAACTTCTACACCGGCGTCATCAGCTTGTAATGCATCCAAATCTAACGTTACTTTTCCTTCTTCGTCAGGAAGAGATATTGCATCCGTTGAACCTATTGAATCCGTGAAATCAGGCGCAGCATCAGTCATTAGATCACCTTCAGGTTCAACTGAACCTGGTGCTCCGAAATCTTCATCAGTATCTTGATCAAAATCTTCATCTAATCTAAGTAATTCTTTTTCGACCAATTCACGAACTCGTGGAGCTAATGCTTCTACAATATCTCGTTTCGCATTTGATTCTGCTACTTCGATGATTTGTTTTACATCTGCTAATGCTTCGTCGTATAGTTGCTTTGACATGTCGTATTGTTCCTGGTTCTCAGATAAGTATCAGCAAAACACAAAAGATAAAAATCACTTATATATTTCCACCCGAATCGCCGAGTTTTCCTACGTAGCCCAAAAGGTTTGCGGCAACAATTTTTGCATTCGATGCCGAGGGTGATTTAGTTCCAGTTCTTGGAGCTCCTGGGATATAATTTGGTTTTAAGTCAGCGATTTCAATCTCTGGATTTTCGTCCTTGTCAGTTCCTTCAGTTTTTCCTGGACCTGGCGAAGAAATATCGGGAGCAAATGAATTCGCAGGGTCTCCAGCTTGTTTCCATTCGACGTCAGAAATTGTGGGCGCATTAGCAAAATTAAGATCAACCCCTTCTGGGAAGTGACCCATGTCGCCGACTTGATGTGCAGGTTGAAGAAATTCTCTCGCAATTTCTAAAATTGCTTGACGTGTTTCTTCTTCTTTTCCAACAAGATCTTGTGCAAGTGGCACCCGGACATCATCTTCACTGTGAAATAACTTATTCAATAAAGCATTTCTGTCCGATGCGACTGGCGCGTATTGTGTGTATTTACCGGTACCTGACATTGTCATTCACCCTTCTAATAAATCTATCTATCAAACACTTTTTGAAATTTTTCTAAGAATTCGCGTCTTTGACTCTCGAATCTTAAGTAGTCGTTTGACAAGTCTAGATTCTTCAATCTTCAATGCCTTAACATAATCAATGTGTTTTTCAAGAGAATCGGCAATTTCATCAGCATCTGTTTCTTCTGTTTCTTTTGCAGCATCAACAGTATCTTCCATATCACCAAATTTTGATACTTCTTCTTGAATGATTTTCTTAAGTAGCGCTGAAGTGAGTTTTTTCGTATTCATCTGTTTTCTCCTGTAAACGTAATACTCTAAATATTCTGTACAATGAATTTAGTTTATTTCTTGTCAGAACCTGCAAATGCTAAAGCTGCCCACTTGTTTGCACTTCCAGCAAATACATCTTCGGGCCTTCCAGCGAATTGTTCCTGTTGTACAGGTTTTCCTGCTGTCGAGTTTGAAGGTGTTGGTGAAGAATCACCGTGAGCAATTTGTTGTTGTAACGTCGTTTGAGCTGTATCAGCAAAAATAGATTCCATAATCTGACTTCCACCTGAAACAGCTTTTACTGTTTTCTTAAAATTCTCAGTTAATTGTTTTTCATTGCTAAGAGGTGTATCCAAACGAGGATCAAAATTCTGTTTATGTGATTGTTGACGTCTAGTCGAACGTGATTCAGCAACTCCAGTTATTCTTGTATCGAGTGGTGATTGTTGAGATAGTGTACCTAGACCTTCATTTAATATCTCAACAAGAATATCTTTAACGAGGGCCCTTAGTTGTTCACGAGAAAATTTCATTATTTGTCCTTCAAGATAACCAATCGTTTATTAAGTATTGACATAGAGTAAATCGTCGGGCCTACTAGAGACAGTATCGATGATGGTGATGCCATTAAGGTGATCAATCTCATGTTGCACAATTCTAGCTTTCAAATCAAAAAATTCAGAAACTTTACGATTTCCCAACAAATCATTATATTCAACAACGCATGTCGTATAACGAGAAACAGGTGTTGAAAAAAAAGGGATTGATAAACAACCCTCTGTTTGTATTTTTTTCATAACAGACGAATTAATGATTTTAGGATTCACCATAACGTCTAATTCGTTCTTATCCAATCCACAGGATTCATCGACAACAATTAAATTAACTAAAACACCAACCTGAGGCGCGGCCAGGCCGACGCCATTTAACTCATGCATTAATTTAATCATACTTAACGATAACGTCTTTAGGTTGTGATCAAATACTGTAACACTTTCGCAACGTGAACTAAGAATTGATGATGGGTACGTTACGATGTTCATAAACATGTCCGTGAATTATCCGATACCTGTCCATCCGGCGCTGCCATCAGGAAGAGTTCCAGACATTGGCATAATTGACGTTGAGTCAATTGTTGTAAGCCCAGCGTTTAGTGACATCTTACACATACTAGTTTCACCAGCAAGAAATAACGTTCGCACACGATTTTCCATTGAAATTGATTGACCGCCATTTAGACGAAAGTGAAATCCGTTCAATAAACCGTTTCTAGTAAATGCAATTAATAAAAACGTTGCGGCCGCTTCGGTATTTTGAATTTGAATAAAACGAGTAACTTTCGGAAATTGTATTTCAATGAAACCAGAATTGCCGGGCGCGGAAGCTGGAGCTTGACTTGATGTAACGAAAGGTAGGGCAGAAACTTGATACTCCGCAACACTTCCCCACGCTGATTTTGGATGATTTAACATGCTAGTTTATTTTCCTTTGATATGATATCTTCATCAGTTAAGTATTTTGCGACGTGATTTTTTAGACAATGCATTGAATTTTAATTCTTGTTCAATTGTCATCACAGCCTAAGTTACTTTAAAATGTCATTTAAGATACGATCGATACGATCTGACTTATTGAACAATTCATTCAACTCACGTTTGGTGATGGTTTTTCCCTCAGGAATCATAAAAGCTCCGGGAGTGGATGGTTCCGATACCATGTCGAAACATATGAGTTGAAAGTCGTCTTGAACAACGTGATAATCACCTTGTTTTTTTGTTGACCCGACGCCCCTTGAAGAAATTCCCAATTTTACGCCAGACTCAATTAAGCCCTTTAAGATTGCGCCTGAAGGCGTCTTATCAAGAATCTCAACAATCCCTAAAACAGTTCCGTCTTTAATAATTGCCTCTCTAATAATATGGGATGCATTTTTTAGATTGACAACGGAGCTCTCGGGATGATCGCACTCGCCTAGCGATCTATTTTCAATAATGAATTTCTGATAATTTCGAATTTCTCGCTCGAGGATATGAGCAGGATATACGCGACCATTTTGATTTAATGTATCGGCTTTTTGTAAAATTCCCTTCAATAGAATCTTACCAGTTTTTTCAATTGATTCTTTGATCGTTTCAGGTGTATATTCAAACGTTTCATACGTTTGAAGAAGTTTAAGTTCAGTCATTGTTGTATTCCTTATATTTCCATCTAAATCCCCCGGAACGTTTACGAAGACCTCTAGCGACTTCACATAAATGTCCGTGATTTGTATTTGTTTGTTTGCTTGCTTCAACGGCTGATTTAAATATCGCGATCACATTACCATTGTCATCAAGTTGCAAAATTTCTTTTGATGTAGGGGAAATGTAATCTTGACGAGCACAAAACTCTTTCATTTTTGCGCGTTTCTTTTCATCAAATGCAATAAAAACATGAGAACTCCATCGTTGTTCCATTGTATATTTTGTCATGCCAACATACGACTTTCCAGTTGTCGTACATGTATGACAATAAATTCTATACATTGTCACTAATCTCCCTTGAAGTTAACTCTGATGCAAGTTTTGCGTATAACATAAATCTAGTAATCGTTTCATCATTCACAACATCTAAATTTTCTTCAATTAATTTTGACTTCACGTCTATTAGTTTTTTATTGATAAATTTATTATCTTTGTGTTCTTCGACATATGAAAGAATCGCAGGAAGCAAATTTTCTTTTAATTCACTTAACTTTAATTTAATTGATTGTAAGTCTGCATTCGCTGAGGCGTATGCATAAGTTCGAAGAAGCGTCTTTTGCTCCGTGGTCAATGAACCAGAGTATTTTTCATTGATCTTTTTTGTCATGACCTTCATTAACATTCTGTTTTCACCAGACGTATTTTCAGAAATTTCTGAATCAGCAACCTCGTTTTTTGACGTCATCAAATACTTTACAATCGAATCTT